CCCCATCCGTTGAATCCCTCGCTATTTACATACCCTGGCGTGCCTGTTCTAGCTGTACCAATGATAAGTCCCTCAATCATCCCAGGGTCTAAGTTTTCTGCTTTTACTGCCCCGGTATCGAGAGCAATAGCCTGATAGAATCCTCCAGATACCCACTCAGTCCCAGACCATGAATAGCGATGTCCATCGGCATTAACAACAAATATACCTGTTGTTCCGCTTGGGTATGCTGCCACTAAATCAGCGAATGTCGCAAAAACCTCTTTTGGAGATCCGTCACCAATCGTTGAAATTTGTGAGACTACGAATCCAACATCCGCCTTGTTAATACCTAACTCAGAAATTTGACCCGCAGTATCCGCCAACTGCGCATTAACCGCGCCATGCTCCGTATCAAGCCGATCCCGCAGCGTGTCATATTCCTGACGCGCATCCACGATCTCGATATTACTTTCGCCGCCGCTCGCTACTATGTTATCTATACGCCCGCTCTGCGCTGTCTGCTCCGTTTCCACCGCACCAAGGCGTCCGCCATGCTCCGTAAGGTCCGTCTCAATATCCGCAAAGTTAGCGTTATGCTTCGCTAGATTCGCGAAGTCTAGCGTGCTCGATATTACGCGTCTTACAAATCCCATTTATACGCGCTCCTCTCGTTAGTACAAATATTTATAGCGGTAGACGAACGCAATCGTCACGTTGATACTCGCGCCGGTAACCGTAAAGAGCGTATTACCCGGTAACAACGTCGGAAACACGCGATTGCTCATTGCATAGGCATTTACGCCATTCTTCGTTACCGTCTGCTTATCCGCCGCGCAATCGATCTCGATAACGTCATCCGCGTCAGTCATTCCCGTCAGTGTCACCGTATCGACTCCGTCTGATAGCGATAGATTCGTGAACGCGCCGGTAATCCGAATCAGCGGTCCTACATCGTTCGAGCCCGCGTTATTTACCGTGAACGTTTGGCCGCTCGCTGTAATCGCGAAACTGTGATCCGTATAAAAATAGCCGTCACCGAACGATAACCCGTCACCATATTCGTGTAACTCCGTATCTTGCGCGCTTGTCGGCCACGGGTCATTCATCCGCAGGTTAACGTCGATCAGCCGGGAGCCCGTCGCGCCGAGGGTAAGGTTGCCCGCGTACACACAGCCGTATTTCTTATCCGGAAAGTCGGCGAACTCTAGCGATAAAGGTCCGCGCTTCGAGTTGAATAACCGCGCTAATGCCGCCACCGTCGCGGGATAGTCCGCTGCGTTCGCCGTAATCTCGAACGTTAACCCTAGCGGCCGTGATCCGTAGTCAAAGCCGAAGTCAAGTACACCGTCTCTTCCTGCGATCTTGAGCGTGCTATCCTCGGTATCCGGTAAAACGGGAAGACGACGCTCATAAAGCGCCGCCCCTACCGTAGAAAGCCACGTACCATTTACGTTTACATCGTTTATCAAATCGCCTTCACCCCCGCCGATTGTAGCCGCTGGACTGCGCGAGCTTTTTCGTCGTAATACATCGCTACATCTGCGCGGTCGCTCAGCGTAACATTCTCCGCGCCCATATCGATATTATTCGTAATCTGCGTAACAGCGGCCGGAGCTGCAACCGCTAGACTCGGCGAAGATAGCGCGCCCCATAGCGTTGATTGCTGCGCTGAGCTAAGCGTGATTCCGCTCGCCTTAGACGCGGCCTTTACGCTGGTTGACGATATCGCCGCCATCTTCGCGTTGTATGCTGCGATGAACGTATCGAGCTCCGTGAGGATCGCGCTGTTTGCGGTAGCACTGGAACTTACGCGATACGCTGCGATTCCGTCCTCGACCGTTTTAATATCGCCGCTGTACGCTTCGAACGAACTCAGCAACGCATCATACTGCGCTTCAGCTGCGGTCTTCTCGGCGTCGTACGCGGCTGACTTCGCGGCCTTCTCGCCGGATAGCGCGTCCTGTTGCGCTTCTAGCGTCCGGTCCGTGAGTTCGCGGTCGTGTTCGAGTTGCATGCGCTCGATTTCCTTGAGCAGCACGTCACGTTCTTCGATGCCGGCCGGGCCGACCGCGCTTTGTAATTCCGCCAAGCGTGCGCGCTTCTCACGTAGCTGCGTTTCGTAATCCGCGTCAGAGTTGAGCGTTTTGTTAGCGTCGCGCAGCTTCTGGATCGCGTCTATTCGCGCGTCATAATCGTCCATAGCGGCCTTCTTACGCGCATCGATTGCGTCGAGGTCCGCGTCCTTCGCTTCCTTTATTGCGGCCTTCTCCGCTTTGACGAGGTCTTCCGCGAGGGCGACCGTCTGCTTCGTAAGGTCTTTGCGCGATTGGTATAGCGCCTCGTCCGCCTTCGCGTAATATTCGCTGTCCTTCGTATAACGACTGCGTACGCGAGTCCATGCGTCGATCTTCATCTGCGCGATTTCGGATTCGGACTTGCCAGCGTCTTCCATGCGACGCTCCTCCGCGTCTATCCACTTCGCGGACGCTTCGTATTGGGCGCGTGCTGCTTGCTCCGTTTCGGTCGCGATGTCCTTGCGTGATTGGCGGACCTGTGCGTCTGCGGCCTTATACTGTTCGCTGTCCTTCGCGTAACGATCGCGTAACCGCGTCCAACTTGCGAGCTTCATTTCCGCAATGGCGAGCTCCGTTTTACCGCTGTCCTCCATACGCTTCTCTTCCGCGTCAATCCACGTAGCGCTAAAGTCATAGCGTGACTGTACGCTGTCCTCCGAGAGTTGCTTAAGCTGCAGCGTGAGTGTACGCGCATCGTCTACGGACTCTTTTAGGAAGGCCGCGTGCTTCTTCCGCAGTTCTTCGTATTTCTTAATCTGTGCGTCTGCGGTCAACTCGTAAAAGTCCGCCTGAAACTGCACGGTCTTGAGATCGGCGTCATACGCAGCTTTACGCGCTTCGGCCGCCAGTTCCGCCGCAGTCTTACCGGTTCTACCCTTCGCTGCCTTCTCGGGGTCCGGCGCGATTATATCCTTCGTAAAGTCCTGCACACCCGTTTCGACTTCGGACGCGAGCTTCTCCATATCACGCGCGGCATTTGCGTATTTCTGCTGCTGCGCAAGTGCCTCCGTTATCTTAGCGTCGACTTCCGCTTTCGCGCCTGTTGTCGCTAGTTGCGTGATAACTCCGTTCGCTACGATGTCGCCTACGTTGCCTGACGTCCGCCGGCGGTTCTGCTCCTCGCGCGCTTCCATGTCGCCCGCGAACGTACTCGCGTTAGCTCCCGATACGATGGCGAGCGCGTTACTCAGCCGCGTAAGGTTGTCAATCTGCGTCTGTACCGACTGCGCCTGCGCTGCGGATTCCTTGCCGAAGTTACGTATGCGCGTCGATATGTTCGCGGCCGCTTGATCCGTGAACCGCTTATCCGTGCTGATCTGCGAAATGATCACATCAATGTTATCCGCGCGGATACGGCCGTCTTCGCCCTGGCGCGCGTTCAACTCCGGATACTGATCGATTAGTTTCTCCGTAATGTCGACGAGGCGGTTTTTCTGCGCGGCGTCTAGCGTTTGGGCTGAGTTCAGCGTTTTAAACTCCGAAGCTAATGCGCTCATCTGTACGAGCGTTTGCTTCTTCGTTGCGAGTGCGGCAGCCTCCGATTTATCCTGCTCGGTCAGCGCGATTGTTCCGCGTTGTACTACCACATTCATTTCGGCCAGCTTAGCGGTCGCTTGCTCAACGCTGGTGTAGCCGAGTCCTTCGAGCTTCTCGTCAAGTTCGCCGATTGCATCATTTACCTCCATAGCTTCCGCAAACATTTCTGGCAGTGCCGTTCCCGCGTCTCCCGCCGCCTGGATTTCGTTAAGACGTTCCTGCAGGTGCGCGCGTTTTTCTAGTACAGGTATAAGGTCCTCTGTCTTAGATTTCAGCGTCTCAATGTCGGCGGCCGTCCGATCGAGGGGCGCCTTTGTGATGAGGGTATTAAGTTCCGCTTGTTTCTTGGAGAGCTCAGCGGTAGCGTTAGCCGCCTCCTTTTGTACAGTTATTAAAGCACTGATACCACCAACAAGTAGACCTACCGCAGCCAGAGCAAGACCGATAGGGCCGGCCGAGGCACCTAACGCAGCAATGCCGATTCTGATGCGAGAAAGTAACGGGGGAACTAGCGCGGCAGCGGCGACAAACGCCAGCATTCCAGTAGTCCCCGTTGCAAGACCGGAGACAAGCGCGCTGTTGTTCTCCGTGAAATTCGCTAATTCAATAATCAATGGGGTCAGCGTATCAAGCGTTTTTTGCACCACTGGAGTAAATGCGTCCCCCATCGCGACCGTAGCTTGATTCGTAGCCTGAGTAAACCGCGCCTGGCTACCGATGATCCCTTGCATCGCTTGATCTGCGTTACCAACGTAATAAATACCCTCGCGGATAAATCCGTTGTACGCAGCTTGTATCTTCTGTGCATCCGTAAGCTTGCCGGCCGTTGTTCCGATTGTTGCTGCGTATTCCTTCTGCATGACGCTGAGATTCTTCGTTACGCCGACCGCATCCGCGAGTACGGAGTTACCGTTCTTAATCCCGTCGAGTGATGCCTGTATCGCGCCACCCATCGTATAAAACGACTGCCGACCGTATGCCGCCGAGTCAGCGAGCGAGTTAATCAGCTTTGTCGCCTCTTCGAGGCTGAGTCCGGTCGATAGCGCCGTCTTAAACGCTTGTGCCGATTCGGTCAGAGAGAGGAACCCACGCGAGGACAGTTCTGCTACTGCGGCCTGAACATCCTTTACCTGAACGCCGAAACCGTTTGCCACCGCGTTTAGACCCGCAAATGCAGAGTGCAACTTCGTAGCTGCGTCGACTGCATCCCTCATTTCACGGACCAGCTTTGTCAAGGCCATCCCCGCGCCTAGCCCAGTTAGCGCCGATCCTAAGTCACGCATTCCGTCGGCACTTCGTCGACTATCACGTTCTAGGTCTTGTATACGGCGGCGGGCTTCGTCCATCTGACGGCGGAAATCGGCCATTTCCAGCGTTATGCGCGCTCGAATCTCTCCAACATTTGTACTGTCCCCCGTCATCCTATTGCCCTCCTAACCGCATCATTAATGAACTGTTGGTACAGTTTTTTGTTCGCCTTAAGAGGCTGCGACAAGAACTTAGGACGCGTTCCTGATGTCGTCGGGTTCTTATAGGGCCCCATCTCGTGGACACGCAAAGCATAGTTAAAGCGAACGCCTGCGGACTCTTCGGTCGCTGAATAAAATACCTCGCCGTAAATCTTACCGTCTTTCGCCACGACTTCCTTTCCAGCGGTGATGCGCAATGTCCCGGTCTTTAGCGGCGCAATATCCCTGCTCGTTGCGAGTAGGTGATCCGTAGCGTCATGCACACCGGAAAAGGCTGCCTCTATCGCGGCTCCTCGTTTGCCCTCAAGA